GCGTTCGTGATCCATATGAGACACTTTTCCAAGCTCTTCTTTTCAGGGATCGCATAAACAGAGACCCCGGGTATAAGCTGGTCCAAACGTGAGGAACACTTAAGGAAGGAAAGATCGTAAACGGACTTGAAAGGGGGGGCTTCTTTGCTCTTGTCAGCAGCCGTGTAGCCCACTCCAAACCGCAGGTAGGTGTCCCTAGCATTCACAAAGTTGAAAAACTCTGCTTTGGGTGAAACAGCCGCAAAGTGATCGTCGCCATAACACTTGGCGTACACATTATGCTTGAAGGCACTGGGACTAGCCATCTTGGGTTCAAACTTGCGAGCTGTGTTCACGTAGTTCGCATACGTCAGAGCAAAACAAAAGGGCGTGTTCAGCAACTCCGTGGTGCCAGACACACCAGAAGGGGTCATCACCATTTGGCGAACAACTTTCTCTCCGAGCAGCAACAAAACATTCGTCATATCATCCAACAGAACAGAGCGTTTCTCATTGTCAGGGTCGTCTCGACCATAGAATGGGTAGACCAGCTCTTCCTTGAGGGCCTCGAGAGCGACCTCGTCAAAGATAGACTCAAATTTCGTGAAGTCTCCGTCGAAACCCTTATTGCCCATCACCAAGGCCTGGGTGATCATTTCCTCCCAGTCGGTCGAAAAGGGGTTCATGCCCACTGCGCTATAACCCCAAGTGTGAGATTGTCGGATCTTGCAAATCAAAGCTCCAAAGTACTGGCGGACCAACAGCAGGGATGCCAAAGGTGAAGCCTGAATCGTGCGAGTCTGCATGGCGCTTATTTTCTTCGCGCTCCTCACTTCGTCCTTGAGGTGCGTGATGTAGATAGAGTCCAGCTTTTGTTCTCCAGCCTCGAGCCTGCTCTTCAGCTCGGTGTAGGTCTGAAGGCCATACCCCACAAGGTCCCTCTCTCCTGGTTCACCCACGATAAACGTTTGTTTGCCTGGGAGCCCAGTGGCTGTGTACGAGCACAAAGGGTAGCCTGCCGAAGTGGAAAGGTCGATAGGCTTCATCGCAGGATACTCGCCCCCTCCATTTATGGCTTCATGGAGTGTGAGGTTCCGAACTGGTAAGTTCGTATCCACACAGTCCATCTTCTCATAAAAGAGCTTGAAACCTGCCTTCAAATCCTCAAGGGGGAAAGAGTGTCTCTTCACACTCGCCCTGTTGAGCTCCATGATCTTGAGATCTAGGGCAGTTTTCCCAAGACACCTTGGGTCACCAGGGTCACCAAGCAGCGCTGGTGAAGAGTCAAAGTCAAACTGGTCTGAAATCGCGGAGAGCCTCAGGCGTGTCTTCTTAGAGCCATCGGGGGGCCTTGTGCTCACAGTACCCACGTGGGTGTAGATCGCGGCGTCCAGGTCCCGATAGGGTTCTGATTTGATTATTGAGTACAGTCTCCCGTCACTCGAAGAACTCTGTGGAGAACAAAGCGCCTCGCTCTCTTCATCAAAGAGCTCCTTGTAGAGAGGATGAGCAATACCCGCAACTCTCCCATTGTGCGTTCGCTTGCACACATGAGCTCCGAGGATCACAGGGGGTTGGCCATTGTCACTCATTCCCACTAAGAGCCCAGCACAAAACCCTTTCTCTTCTGCGTCATACACGTAAGTCACAGGCGAGGTTATCTGCTTCTTGCCAATGGTGTAGCTCAGTGGTTTCTGTCCAACTTCAACCTTTGAAAGTGGAATGATGTCGTTAGGCCTGGACCCCAAGACCAGCACGAAACAACTAAAGCGCTCAATCCTGCTGATCTCGGTCAACTTTTGCATGTACTTGGCCATGTTCGGTTTAGGGTCCATCACAGACTTGTCAACCGAGTATGTGCAGAGGTCAAGACTGCCAAGATCAGAGTCAACAGGCGAAATAGCATCAGGGTCTAAAGCAAAGGTTCGACTCGCTTCTTGCGTCTCCATAGTAAGGGAACCGGCTTTCGTGACCGGGATATTGTCACTGTACTTCAACAGGAATGCATGAGAGACAGTCAAAAGCCGTCTGCCACCCAAGTAGACACCACGCATGGTGTTGATCTGTCCTTTCTCTCTGACCGAGATCTGGAGGACGCTGGCAGTGATCTTCTTGAAGACGTTCAAAGGGTCTTGAATCTTCTGAAGGAGCA